GTACTAGAAGAAGTTGGTATTGATGTAGAAGATATTACCCAACGATTCTCAGATACAGGTGAGATCAATGAAGATGATTACAGCAAGCTAGGTGAAGCTGGCTTTTCTAAACAGGTTATAGATACATACCTTGATGGTCTGAGAGGTACAGGTGGATCACCAGAAGATGTGACCATAGCACAATCAAATGAAATTAAACAATCTGTAGGTGGAGAAGAAGCTTACAAGCAGCTAGTAGAATGGAGTACAAACAATCTTCCACAGGAGACATTAGATTCTTTCAATCAATTACTTGAAACAGCTAATGTACCTGTAATCAAAATCGCAGTTCAAGGACTTAAAGCACAAATGAATGAATCACAAGGCTATGAGCCAGACTTGATTGGTGGTCGTACACCTCGTAACGACAACAATCCATTCCAAACAGCAGCAGAGATTACTGCTGCAATGAGTGATCCTCGCTATGGTAAAGATGCAGCATACACCCAAAGTGTATATGCAAGAATTGGTAGTTCAGATGTTGTCTAATGGCTAACAAACCAACCAACCCTGCTCTTTATGCAAGAGTAAAATCAGAAGCTAAAAAAAAGTTTGAGGTCTATCCCTCTGCTTATGCTAATGCGTGGCTTGTAAGAACATACAAGAAACGTGGTGGTGGCTATAGAAAAGCATGAAGAAACTCTCACTCAGTCAAATGAGAACTCTGAAGAAACATTCAGAGCATCATTCTAAAAAACACATGGATCTAATGAAGAAGCTAATGCGTGAGGGTTCTTCATTCAAAGCTGCACATACTAAAGCACAAAAAGATGTAGGCAAATGAGTCTTACTAGATGGTTTAAAGAGAAGTGGGTTGACGTAAAAACTGGCAAACCTTGTGGTCGTCAGAAGGGAGAGAAACGTGCTGGCTACCCTGCTTGCAGACCATCTAAAAGAGTTAGTAGTAAGACTCCTAAGACTACAAAAGAAATGTCTAACAGAGAAACTCTTAAGTTCAAGAGAACAAAGATAAGCAAGAAAAGAATAAACTACAATCACAAAAGACGACAAGCAACTGCATAAGTGTTATATTTTATTTAACTACTCTTACTCGTAGTTCATGTCTCCACGCAGAAAATCTTTATCTCTTAGAAAGTCTGACAAGAATCCTACAGGAGGATTGTCTGAAAGTGGGAGAAGAAGAATTAATGCAGCTACAGGTTCAAAGTTGCAACGACCTGTCACTCAAAAGAGTGGACTTTCACCTAGACAAAAGGCTCGTAAGAAATCTTTTTGTGCAAGAATGAAAGGAGTGAAGGGGGCTATGAAAGACGATAAGGGCAGACCAACACGCAAGGCTCTTGCATTACGCAAGTGGAATTGCTGATACTTCTAATAACAAATCAAAAAAACTTAGTGCCTGATACGTCAGATAACGCTTTGGAAAACGATTACGAAAAGAAGTAACCCTATTATTAATCTTTATTCAAGGAGTTTAGAATGGCTAACGCCACAGTTTCTAGGCTTGGTCTTGTCAATAATAGTGGTACTAACTTTGATGAATTATTTTTAAAGGTATTCAGTGGCGAGGTGCTAACTGCGTTCTCAAGAAACAATATCTTTAACGAGCAACTTCATTCAGTTCGTACTATTACATCAGGCAAGAGTGCAAGCTTCCCAGTTTTAGGTGCAGCTACCGCAGCTTATCACAGCGTAGGTACTCCCTTAGTTGGAGCAAACCAAATCAAAGCTAACGAGAAGATTATTCTTATAGATGATCTTTTAGTAGCACAAGCATTTGTGGCTCAAATTGACGAGCTTAAGAATCACTATGATGTGAGATCAACTTATGCTGATGAACTTGGTAAGGCTCTCGCAAAGCAATACGATTTAAACGTAGCCAAGCAAATAGCTAATGCTTCCAGAGCATCTACTACTCTTAGTGGTGGTAATGGTGGTATCGTATCTACTCTTGCTTCTGGTAACACAACTTCTGCTGCTGTATCAGGTGATGAACTAGCTGGTGCTATCTATGACATTGCACAGACAATGGATGAGAGAGACATACCACAGACAGATCGTTTCTGTGTTCTTCCCCCTGCTGAGTATTACAAGCTTGCTGAGTCTGCTACAAGAACTGTAGACGTTGACTTCAACCCACAAGGTAATGGTTCGTTTGCATCAGGTAAAGTACAGCAAATTGCTGGCATACCAATCATGATGTCTAACAGCGTTCCACAATCAAACGTCAGCAGTAACCCAAGCGGTGCGAATAACACCTACTCAGGTGACGATAGTAAAACTATCGGACTTGTATTCCATAAGTCTGCTGTTGGTACAGTTAAGCTAATGGATATGACAACTGAGATCTCAGGCTCAGACTACAATTTGATGTATCAAGGTACATTAATGGTTGCTAAGTACTTGCTCGGTCATGGAATCCTAAGACCAGAATGTGCTGCAACAATTAAACTTGCTGCTTCTTAATTTCAATTTATAGGGTATCTTATTATTAGATACCCTTTTTTTTATGTATCATTCTGGCGGTAAAAAGAAAACAGACAAGAAAAAGAAGTCTGGTAAAATGAAATCTAATAAATCTAAATTGAAGATACCCACAAAAAAGTACTAGATCATGGCTGTAGCTGCAACCACCGAACTTGAATGTATCAACATAATGCTTGATGCAATAGGAGAAGCACCAGTAAACTCATTAACTGGTACGCTACCTGTTGACGTTAGAAAAGCACAGAATACATTAATCGAAGTAAACAAGGAAGTACAGTCAGAAGGGTGGAGTTTTAATACAGAAATCAACGTAACTCTTACAAGAGATGCGTCTAATAATATTGTTTTAGGTACTGATATATTGAGAGTTGATGCCAATACTTTTGACCACCCATCAATAGATCCTATTCAAAGAGGGCTAAAACTTTACGATAGAAAAAAACAGACATTTATTTTTGATGAAGATTTAAAATGTACTGTTATTTATTTTAGAAACTTTGATGAAATACCAGAACAAGCTAGAAGATATATCAACGTAAAAGCTGCAAGAATATTTGTTGATAGATTAGTTGGAGATCAAAGCTTAAGAACTTATACAGAACAAGATGAAACAAGAGCAAGAGCTATACTTATGGAAACAGATTTAAGTAATGCAGATCATAATATGCTTATAGGAGATCCAGCTATAAGTGATGCAATAAATACATTCAGTCCTATTGACGTTCTTAACAGATAGTTATGCCTGTCATTTCTAGATCCATACCTACTTTACTAAGAGGTATATCTCAGTCATCAGACTCTTCTAAACAATCAGATCATGCAGACATACAAGACAATGCTGATAGTAACCCTGTCATTGGTCTTATAAAAAGATCAGGCTTGCAGTATGTAACTAATATAAGCAACTCTGCACTTGGTAATGTTCATATTCAAACTATCAATAGAGATGCAAATGAAAGATACATTGCAATATTTAGTAATGGTAATGTCAAAGTCTATGAGTTAGATGGTACAGAAAAGACTGTAAACAAACCTGATGGTACAAACTATTTAAACACTACCAATCCAAGAAGCGTTATTAAAACTGTTACTATTGCTGACTTTACCTTTGTTGTAAATACAAGCATCACAGCAACTATGGATTCTTCATTGAGTGCTGGCAACATTACTCAAGCTATAGTTTTTATAAATCAAGTTTCAGATAAGACTACATATTCAGTCACAGTAGATGGTGTGACAGTTACAGATGACACATCAAGCGATTCTACTCTCAGTACTGAACAAGTAGCTAGTGATTTGCAGTCAGGTCTTAATTCTGGATTGTCAGGTTTTACTATTGCTAGAAGTGGTAGTGTCATACATATAAAGAAAAATGATGGCAGTAACTTTTCTATTGATGGATCAGACACACAAGGTAATACACAGATCACAGTAGTAAAAGATTCAGTACAGAGATTTACAGACTTGCCTACTGTTTCTCCTAATGGATATGTTGTTGAAGTAAAGGGAGATGAACAAACAAACTTTGATAACTACTACGTTAAGTTTGTTACTAATAATGGTAATGCTTTGGAAGAAGGACAATGGGAAGAGACTGTAGAAGCTGGCATCAAGTTTAAATTTAACTATGACACTATGCCCCATGTCTTGATAAGACAGGCTGATGGTAACTTTAGATTTGCAAGGGTTGATGGGGATAGTTATACATTATCAGGACAAACCTATACATTACCAAAATGGGGAGAACGTACTGTTGGTGATCTGGTATCTGCACCTGATCCATCTTTTATAAATGCCAAGATAAATAACGTATTCTTTTTTAGAAACAGACTAGGCTTTTTGGCTGATGACAACGTAGTACTATCAAGAGTTAGTGAGTTTTTTAACTTCTTTCCAGAGACAGTCTTATCTGTTATTGACTCAGATCCAATAGACGTAGCTGCATCACATACTAAAGTTGCGATTCTTAAAAATGCAGTAACTATGGGAGAACAGTTGATCTTGTTTTCAGATCAAACACAGTTTGTACTCAGCAGTTCAGCAGACAACCTGACACCAAAAACAGCTAACGTGCTGGTGGCAACAGAGTTTGAAAGTAGTGATGCTGCTAGTCCTGTAGGTTCTGGTTCTAGTATCTACTTCTTAACAAAGAAAGGTACGTTTGCTGGTATCAGAGAATATATAACACAGTCAGATGTCACAGTAAAAGATGCGACCAACACTACAATTCATGTACCAAAACTAATACCAAGTGGGATATTTAAACTTGCTGTATCAAACAACCAAGATGTTTTGGTTTTGCTTGGTACTGACAATCCAAACAAGTTATATGTAAATCGCTGGTTATATGGTGGTCAAGGTCAAAAGGTATTGAACTCTTGGTTTACTTTTACTATTAACTCTAATCGCACTATAAGAAATATTGATTTTGTTGGTACTGATTTGTTTTGTGTAGTAGAAGAAGCTAATGGTACATCATTAGAAAAGATACCTTTCGAGAATGATTTTACAGAAACTAATGCAGACTTTGAGTTCTATCTAGACCATAAGGTAACAGAAGCAACTACAGGTGTATCAGTAGCATTTAACTCAACAACTAAGAAATCTACTTTTACAGTTCCTTATAGACTTAGAGGAGCTATGAGTGTTGTAGGTAGATATTTAGGATCAGGAGAAACCAGCACATTTGTTGACCTGTTTGGTAATACAAGAACTCTTAAATCTGGTGCTGTAATAAAAACAACCAACCTTACTAATGGTTCAACAACAACAATAGAAGCTGATGGAGACTACAGAAATGCAAAGTTTATTATTGGAGAACCATTTGAGTTTCATTACAGGTTTAGTAAACAACGTATAACAGAAGCAGCAGGGCAGAATAGTGCAGAGATATTAAGCGGTAGATTGCAGATGCACTACTTCTATATCAAGTTTGAAGATACAGGATTCTTTCAAGTAGAAGTAACACCTGAGAATAGAGATACAAGTACACATAAATTTACTGGTCGTCTGCTTGGTGCAGCTTCTAGTTCTATAGGTCAGATTAATCTAGAGACAGGCACATTTAGAGTGCCGATATTTAGTAGGGCAGACAGAGTAGATATAGATATAAAAAACAATTCATACCTACCAACACAACTATCAAGTGCAGAGTATGAAGCTGTATTCCATATCAGAAGTAGACGTATGTAAGTATGGGGTATTTAAGAAAATCAAAACTCTCAGACTTAAATTACGTTTGCTCTCACATTAGAAATATAGACAGAATAGAAATCAAATATCAAACAAATGAAGATCCAGAAGAAGCTTTGCGTTTATCTTTTCTGCATAGTAAAACAGTAATGACTGTAGCTGGTGACGAAGATCAGCCTATGGGTATATGTGGTGTCATTTCTAATGGTTGTATATGGTTAATATCTACAGATGAATTGTTCAGTAATAAAAAATATAAAATACAATTAATAAGAGAAGGTAGAAAATGGGTTGACAACCTGTTGAAATCTTACAAAATCCTATACAATGTAGTATATGCAGAGAATGAGTCTGCTATTAAGTGGTTAAAATCTTTAGGGTTTCAATTTACTACATACCATAAGGAATATGGAGAGTACAAAAAACCATTCTTTGAATTTATGAGGATCAAGTAATGTGTGCTGCTATCCCTGCACTTGGACTTACAAGTAAATTAGCTGGTGGTTTATTCCTTGGTAGTCTTGGTATTGGTTTAGTCTCAACAATTCAACAACAGAGAGTAGCAAACCAACAGGCTAGTTATGCTTACGAATCTGCAAGACGTAGTGCGTTATCTGCTGACGCTGCGTTTGCAGCACAACAGGAAGCTATCAGTTCAAGATTAGAAGAAGAAAGGGCAGCACAATCACAGAAAAGACTTGCAGCTTCAATCAAGCAAATAGAAGCACAGGGAGCTATTGCAGCAACAGAAGGTATATCAGGTAACTTAGCTGCCTTGTTAGATAGAGATGCACAGAGACAGGCAGCTACTTTAAGAGAAACAATCAATCAAACAATGGAATCAGCAGATAGACAATACGAAAGAGATGTAGATGGTCTTGTAGCACAAAGAGAAAGCAGAAGAAATGAAGCTATTGACTATCAAAACCAAGCATATATGCAAGCACAGAAAGCACCAACGCTGCTAGATACTGTAGCTGAAGCTGCTACATTAGGACTAAACAGCTACATAGCTTTTAATAGAACAGGTTAAATGACTTCAAGCTTTCAGCCACAGGCAAGACCAGTAGATACCTTTGTACAACAAAGTAGAGTTGCTGCTGTTAATACACAAGATGGTTTTGGTCAGCTTGCTAGTGCTTTATCTATCATCAATCCTAGTCTTAGAAAGATGTTGGAAAGTGAGATTGATAAACAAAGAGGTATTATAGGTGCTGAAGCAGAACAGGCAGCTAAAGAAATATACGACCCAACAAGTCCTAACTATGTAAATCTATACAATCAAGCAGTAGATCAGCAGTTTCCAGAAGAAGCAGAGCTTGATAATACAGAAGAAGAATGGGGTAAGAGACTAGATAATGTTAGTAAAACAGTTAACCCAACAGAAGCACAGATATTAGCTGGCAGAACTCCTTGGTTTAAACATAACTTTTCTAAAACAAAAGCTACGTTATTAGGACAGTCTTATGCACAACAATTACAAACAAGTTTTCTTACTGATACTGGTGTAGATGAAGTATCAGGTGAAACAAGACCGATCTCGTCATTTCCATTTACTAACTCTACTTTTCAAAATTGGCTTGCTGGCAAGAGAAGCACTTATATAGAAAAACTAGATGTCAAACCATACTACTTTAATAAATACTTTGTACCAGAGCTAGATAAAGGACATGATGCTATTCATACCTTATCTAATACAGAATATCCCAAACAGCTATTTGAAAACTATAAGGTTATAAATAGTGAGAATATGAAAAGTAATATAGCTGACTACTATTTACTTAGACCACAAGGAGCAACAGAAGAAGTAGTACAACAAAATGAAGCTAACCTTAGAGCTAAAATATTAAAACAGAATACAGAGATAAGAAGATTATTTAAAGGAGAAAACTATAACAAAATATTAGAACAACAAGTAGATACTCTTATAGATGCTGCCACCTCTATAGCACTAAGCGGAGATGTAGATGGGGCTAGAGCTTTGTTGAATAATATGGCTGATTACTTTCCAACAAATGATAAAGGTACATCTACACTTACAAGCCACCCTGCATTTACAAAGAAAGCTAATAAGTTTGAAAAGATGCTGCTGACATTACAAGAAGAGATAGAAGAAAAAAACGAAAAGCTAGAAGAAAGACAAATGGAAGATGATGGTCTTGCTATTCTTCGTAACCCTGATTCAACAGATGAAGATGTTGTTGAATACTACAAGCGTTATCCAACTGAAGCAGCAAAAGAGTTTTTAAATAATCAAGTTACTGTTATAAGGCCAGAAAAATATGATGAATATGACGATATAGAAGATAAGGTTTTATTTAATGAATACAATACAAAGAAAGAAGCTACTCGTGCAGCTAGAAGCTGGTATAACAGTTCATTGCAGCTACCGAAACAACGTGAACAATTTAAAAATTTAATTAAATTTATAGATGATAATTATGATGGAGAACTAACAACTCTTGGTCAGGGTGTCACAATTATTGAAGATGCTATTAACGATCAATTTGTACAGTTTGATGGTAAAGAATTTAAAGACGCAGCAGATGGTAGAAGAAGAGATGACTTTCGTATAGAAGGTAAGAAACAATTAAAAGAATGGTACAAAGCAAACCCAACTGCTTCAAAACAAGAGTTAATTGATGAAGCTGATGCTATTGCAGATAGACAAATAGAAAAAGCAAGAGCTTATATTCTTAGTGTTGAAGGTATAGATATAGAACAATACAACGATAAAAAAATTAAAGGACAGATATTTTTATTTGAGAGAATCGCAGACAGAATAGAAATGGGTAGTGATGGACAGAAACCAACTATTGAAGAAGTTGTAGAACAATACAAAGAATATGGAGATGTAACTGTTGGAGACATATTAGACAACTATGCAAAAGTTGGAATGATACCAAAACATTTTACAATTACTGAAGATCAACAAGCATCAATAAATCAAGCTAGAGAAAAATATGGCAAGCTAGTCTCACCAACTAATACAAATATAAGTGGGTTTGAACCATCAGGTATTTTTAAAGATATTAATAAGTCAAAACCTAATGACCAATTAAACGAATCAACTAACAAAGAAACACCAGCTAGACCTGACACTATAACCAACCCTAATGATTTAAAGCTAAGTAAAATCTTTTCAGACATAGTTGTACCACCAGCAAATGCAGCAGAAGATGGAACATTGCTTGCTACAGGAGATGTACCACCACCTATCGGGGCAGGGGAAAACTTTATGAACCGATTTAATATGTATTTACAAACTACTTATGGATTTGATACTGACAGTTCTATATACAAAAATATGCCTAACTATATGAAAACAAACTTAATGGGTTCATTCCAAGATGAAGATGCAGCAGAGATAGCAGAAAAGGAGTCAGACCAACCAACAACTACAACAGGAGAATTTTTACCAAGTCAAGACCTATCTGAAGTACAGTCTGATATGACTCCAAACTTAGGTTTACGAGATGGCAGTCTTTTAGCTATGGCTCTACCTTTTAAGGGAAAAGAAAATAAAAAACAAGAAGATACCAAAGTAACGATTAGCAAAGAGAATAACGCAGTACAACGTATGGAAACTAATTTCAAGACAATTTATAAACTAGCTAAAGAAGTTGGTGTTAAATTTCCAGAAGTAGTTGCAGCACAGTTTGGTGTTGAATCAGATCATGGATTACAAGTTACTGGTAAGAATAACTACTTTGGTATAAAAGCAACGCAAGCAGAAATAGATGCTGGTCAATCAACACTAGCACCTACATTTGAAGAAGTAGATGGTAAGAAAGTAAGAGTGATGGCACACTTTAAAAACTTTGATACTGTCAAACAATCAATAGAACATTATAAAAAATTCTGGAATGATGACTTCCAAGATAGAAAAGGTACTGCAAATGTAGATACTGCTGAAGAAGCAATAATAAGATTAAAAGAAAATGGTTATGCAACAGACTCAGACTACGTTAAGCTAGTGACAGATGTTCTTAATGACGCAAGAAGAGAACCTAAGTTATTTTAAATAATGGACTCAAATCTACAAAACAATCAAATAGTTCCAGAAGAAGTAAAACCTGAGATAAATGTAGTCGAACCAGAACCAACAATAGTAAAAGAAGTAAATACAAAAGCACCAGAAAAAGAAGAATTTAATTTAGTAAAAGAACTAAAAAAACCTCTTATTAATAATGAACAATTTTTTAATAATCTTATTGATAAAACAACTGATGGATCAGGATTAAATAAATTTCTTATAGAACAAAGAGATGCTTACTTGCAGCGAGAAGAAAAAGCAAAAGTAAATCAAAAGGCATTAAGAATAGAACAAGAAAAACTTGCTCAAACCCCTGCTTCTAGCATATTAAGAGGTCTAATCAATGGTAGGCTGCAATCTTTTAACGAACTGTTTGAACTAGGAGATGATACATTAAGAACAATTTTAGGTAAAGATTTAAAAGGTAACTTTGATTTAATTGATTTAAAAGAACTAGGTACTGAGATTGAAGGAGATCAAGAAAATCCATTCTATTTTATTCCCAAAGCTATAACACAATATGTCGTGCCAACAGCTATGTTGCGTAACAGACTAAAAGTTTTAGGTCTTAAAAGATTTCAAGGTATAGCTGCTGCTGGTATTGTTGATTTTGCTTTAACAGATCCATACGAAGATAATGCTTTTAACTTGTTTTCAGAAGGTTTAAGTAGTGATATGGTCAACAATATGGTGGAGTATTTAAAATCTACACCAGTAGATACAGCTTTTCAGTTAAAGACAGGTGTAGGTGTAGAGAAATTTGTAGATGCAACTAAAACTGTTTCTGATTTTATGGCAACACCAGATGCACCAGAAGATAATATAGTGTCAGCCGAAGATAAATATTTACTAAGAATAAAAAATGGCCTACACGCTTTTTTGTTTGACAGATTTGCAACTACAACCTTAAAAGCAGGGGGAGAAGGAATAGATGCTGCGAAGAAAATAGCCAAGAATACAGGTATAGGAGAAAAACTATCTACTACAGCCAAAGATTTAACTGGTTTGTTTGGACAAAAGTTAGATGATGTAACTGCTTTTATGGTTAACTCTTTTAAAGATATAAAAAATGATCCAAAGAGAAAAGCAATACTTTTAAAAAGACTGCTGAACTATCAGAAAGCTACAAACTCTGATGTCATAGCTGATGAAAAAGCTATGAATGAAATGGAGTTTATAAACATTCTTAAGAAGTTTAAGAAAACTGAATTACTAAGAAAGAAACAGAAAGTTAAACAAAAAAAATTAGAAAAAATTGTAGGTAGTAAAAAACAAAAATCAATCACTCCTTTAGATTCTGATGGAGATATTATTGATCCATTTGGATATAAAAGAACATTCTTTGCTGGTCAATTCAAAACACATGGAGATGTTATTGACTTTCTTAATGCAAGAACAAAGCAAATTTTAGATGAAGCAAAAGCTGGTGGTGTCAACAAAACAAGGGGAACTGGTAAGAAACCACCAAGAAAAAATACAATAGCTGGTCTTTCAGCCATTGCAGAAGCACAACTTCCTTTTGATACAGTAAATGCTCTATCAGACATTACAGAAGTTTTATATGAAAAAAATTTACCAGCTTCTTTAATTGCAGCAAAACAAATATTGTTTGAAAGCACTCAATCTATAATGAGATATACAGACGCTATAGATGTAGCTGCTGCAACAGGTAATAAAGATTTAACAATAAAACTTTTAAAAGAATATAAGCAAGAACAAATAATTAATGACTCATTAATTAATTTAAAAAGACCTGTTGATAGTATTTTAGGTCTCGGTTTTAGAACTTTACAAGAAAAACCACTAATACCAAAAGTTGATAGAGGAAAAGGTATAGACGCTTATTTAAAGTATGGAGATAAAATTAAACAGGTAAGTGTAGAAGGTAAAGATGTAGTAAAAGAAGTAGATGAATTTATATCACCTATTACTAAATACAAAGTAGATGACCTTATAAAAATGGCAGAAGATGGAGATTTTAAAACTCTTAGACCAATAGTTAGAAAAATCAATATAGCTGCTGCAAATCCAGAAGCTTATCAAAAGTTAGTAAAGAATGGTTTTAGTCAAGGATTTTGGCAAATCACAAATGAAATATTTATCAATTCAATCTTATCTAGTCCAGTAACACACCAAGTCAATATGCTTGCTACTGGTCTTAACTCTTTATCAAGACCTTTAACTTTAGCTCTTGGAGCAAAAGATGAAATAACAAGAGGTAGGGCTGTTAAAGAAACTATTTATGCTATACAGGCTATAAAAGATTCTTTAGCTCTAGCAAAAAAATCTTTTCAGTATGACACAAACATATTAGATAGAGGATCACAAGTAGTTGATTTTGAAAGAATGAGTCTTGAAGGATCAAATAGATTAATAAGAGGTTTATCAACAATGTATAGATTGCCAAGTAGATTTCTTATGGCAGAAGATGAATTTTTTAAGCAACTAAATTTTAGAGCTTTTGCTAAAGCAGAGATATGGGAAGAAGGCACAAGAGCAGGGAAAACAGGTGTGCAACTAGAAAAGTTTATGGATAGAAGATTTAAGCAGATAACAGATGTTTTGATGAATGAAAGTAAAACAGGTAAATATAGCAAGAAAACTTTAGATTTATATAGACGAGCTAGAGAATTTTCAGCACAATCAACATTTACAGAACAACTAGCAGAAGGAAGTCTTACTAAAGGTATGCAAACCATTATTAATCAGCACCCATATCTAAGACAGATTTTACCTTTTATAAGAACACCAGCAAACATACTAAAACAAACTGCACAGATGACACCTTTTCTAAAAGAAATGGGTGAGATACCTATAGCTGGTAATGCTTTAAAAAATATGAAATGGTATCAAGAACACGTTGCAGAAATGACAAGTGATAATTTGGCAGTAGCAGCCAGAGCTAGAGGTAAAGCAAAACTTGGCGGTGCTTTATGGGCTGCTGCTGGTATGTTAGCTGTAAACAATAATAACCCTAATGCACAACTATCTATAACTGGTGGTGGTTCTCCTAACTTTAACATTAACAAACAGTTGATGGACACAGGTTGGCAGCCTTATAGTTTTAGATTTTTAATAAGTGAAAAAGAAAGTGAAAAATATTCTAAAACAGGTAAAGCTTATGAAGTAATAAATATAGACCAAGATACAAAATATGTAAGAGGTGCAGATGGCAAACTTAAATATAAATATGTAAGTTATAAAAGACTTGATCCTTGGGCTAACTTCTTATCTTTATCTGCTGATATGGCACAAGTAAGAGGTTATCTAAATCCAGAAGATGACAGAGGACAGCAGCTTGTAGATGTAGCAAAAGTAGCACTATCAAGAAATTTAGTAGAAAAATCTTATTTGCAAGGTATTACTGAAATAGTGCAGATGTTTGATAGACCTGATGGTTTACAAAGATACTTAGCAAGAAGATTAGCTGCTATTACAAATCCATATTCTGCTCTTGGTAGAGATGTAAAAAAAGCTATGAACACATATTCAAGTTTTTCAGATGGCAATATACTTATGGATAAAACAGCGTATGGAGATGAATCACCTTTATTTTCAACTAGAAGATATTTAAATGAATTAGCTGCAACAACTCCTTTCTACAATGCTGAACTTAGACCAGAGCAAAACTGGATTACAGGTCAATACAGAACATACCCTGTAGGCTTTGGAAAACATAACTGGAACGTATTACTTGATGGCTGGTCAACAGATACACAAACAATAAACGATCCTGTTTTAAGTGTTATTGCAGATACTAATAGAGAATTTAAACCACCAAAGAAAAGCTTATTAGGAGGTGCATATAAGTTAAATACAGATGAATATGCTCAACTTGTATATTTAACAGCATCAACAGAAATAGGTGGTAAAAGGTTGTACGACAAACTATTAGAAGTTATAAATAAACCAAGTATGAAAAAAAATATAAAAATTATGAGGGGAGATTTTGTAACAGCAGTAAATGAAGAAGTTACTATAAAAGCACAGACAGATGCTAGAAATGAAGTGGTGCAAGAATTAAATAAATTTATGTCTATATATAAAGAAAAAGCAACAACGATTCTTGAAACAGAATACCTTGATGCACAAAAACAACTAAGGATAAAGACAGTTGAATCTGAAGCTGATAAACTAAAGAGAGGAATTACATTAGACTCTATTCCACAAGTACCCTTTTAAATCATGGCTACTAATACAGCAGCTTCAGCTACTACCCATACAGGTAATGGAAGCACCGCAGCGTTTTCAATATCCTTTAGTTACATATCAACTGCTGAAATAGATGTTACTGTAGCTGGCACTTTAAAAACACTTGGAACGCACTACACAGTTAGCGGAGCAACAATTACTTTTACAAGTGGCAATATCCCTGCTAATGGTGCTGCTATTAAATTTCAAAGAGATACAGATATTAGTGCAAAGAAAGTAGACTTTGAAGATGGTAGTGTTTTAACAGAGTTTGATTTAGATACAAATAGCGATCAGGTATTATTTGCTCAACAAGAGATTCTTGATAAATTAGCTGGTATTGAAGAAGGAGCTACAGGAGATCAAACAGCAGCAGAGATTAGAACATTAGTAGAAAGTGCTAGTGATAGTAATGTGTTTACTGACGCAGATCATTCTAAGTTAAATGCAATAGAAGCTTCAGCTACAGCAGATCAGACCGCAGCAGAAATAAGAACACTTGTTGAAAGTGCTAGTGATAGCAATGTGTTTACTGATGCTGACCATACTAAGTTGAATGGGATTGAAGCAAGTGCAACTGCTGACCAAACTGCTGCTGAGATAAGAACCTTAGTAGAGTCAGCAACAGATTCTAATGTATTTACAGACGCAGACCATACAAAACTAAATGCCATTGAAGCAGGTGCTACCGCAGATCAAACCAATGCAGAAATTAGGGCAGCAGTAGAAGCTGCTTCTGATAGTAACGTCTTTACAGATGCCGACCACAGCAAGCTTAACGCTATTGAAGCTAATGCTACAGCCGATCAAACTGCTAGTGAGATTAAGACTTTATACGAATCAAACAGCAATACAAATGCTCTTACAGACGCAGAAAAAACAGTTATTGATGGTGTTACTGCAAACACAAGTGAACTAAATAAATTAGATGGTTTTACAGGTTCTACTTCTGATTTAAACCAAGTATCAGGAATGTCTAAGCAGACTACTATTACTAATAGTAATAGTCACTTTCCTACCTCTGGTGCTGTTGTAGATTTTGTTGCTAACCAGATAGCACCTGTTGGTGGACTAGAAGTTATTGCAGATGAAGATAGCTTCCCTACAACACAGCCAGTATCGGGTGTTGTTATTAGTATCAGTAATGCTGATGGCTTAGTTATAAATAGCTCTGGGGTTGCAACAAACGCTAGAACAACAGGCAATGGAAGCGATAACGTAACTATAAATAATTTTCCTACAAGTCTAAGAAGTAAAACATTATCTAATGAATTAGGCTTGCTTGTCAGTTCTACAGGTGCAAGTCAGATATACAACTACCACAAACTACTAGCAAAAGAAACAGATGTTTTACAGCTATCAGAAGATATAAATGATTTTGGTAATAGATATAGAGTCGTATCAACAAACCCTACAAGTGATAATGATGCAGGGGATTTAATATTTAATACTTCTACTCAAAAATTATTAGTATATAACTCAACATCAGGTGCTTTTGAAGAAGCACAATCTGTTGGTAACTTCTTTATATCTACACTTAGCCCTGCATTTAATGGAAGCGTACAAGACTTTACTATTACAAATGCACCAAGTAATGCACAGCAGATAATTTTAAGTATCAATGGTGTTATACAAAAACCTAATGCTGGTACATCTACACCTTCAGAGGGTTTTGCTTTATCTGGCAGCACAGTTAAGTTAGCTGCTGCACCTGCTAGTGGGTCAGATTACTTTGCGATAGTTCTTGGTTCTACTGTAAACATTGGTACACCAAGCAACAACACAGTAACGTCAGCAATGATCGTTGATGGAAGTATTGTTAATGCAGACATATCAAACTCTGCTGATATTGCAGGTAGCAAACTGAGCCTTGTATCTACATCATCTACTGCTGGTGTTATTGTCAAAGGTGATGGTTCTTCTGATGGATATTTACAACTTAACTGTAGTCAAAATAGTCATGGTATAAAACTAAAATCCCCACCACATTCAGCATCACAAAGTTATACCCTTACATTTCCTTCCGCTATTGTTAATGGTGCATTTTTAAAAACAGATAGCAATGGTAATTTAAGTTTTGCAGCAGTAAATACTGATCTGGTAAATGACACATCACCACAGCTAGGCGGTCTTTTAGACGCAAATGGTTCAAATATTAAATTTGCTGATAGTTCTGGTGCAACAATAAACAGAGCAATATTCGGAACTGGTGATGATCTACAAATTTATCACGATGGATCAAAAAGCGTCATTGATAGTACTACAAGTAATTTAGATATACAATCTTCTGGAGCTATAAATATAAAACCTGCTGATGCAAATGGTATTACTGCATTTAATGGTGGTGCAGTAGAGCTATATTACAATAATGTTAAAAAATTTCAGACTGCCACTACTGGCGGACAAATATTTGGAGACTCTAATCAAAGTTATTTAGAATTTAGAACAAGTGATGGTACTTTGAGAGGAGGAATATATGCCTATAGCAATAATTCTATTGCCTTTTTAAATCAAGCTGGTTCTTATGCTTTACAAGTACTAACAGACAAAACAACACTTTTTTATAATCACGCTTTACCTCAATCTAATAACTCTTTTGATTTAGGTAGCACATCAAATCGTTGGAGAAACATCTACACCAATGACCTTAACTTATCTAACGAAGGTTCATCAAATGACGTTGACGGAACGTGGGGAAGTTATACTATACAGGAAGGTGCTGATGATTTATTCTTGATTAACAAACGCAATGGCAAAAAGTATAAGTTTAATTTAACGGAGGTAAGCTGATGTCTATATTTTTAGGTGGTACTGGTTCTGCTAATGAGTTAGACGATTATGAAGAAGGTACATTCACGCCTTCAATTACTAATGGTAGATCTGGAACAGTAACTTATCACCAACAAGTTGGTACTTACACAAAAATTGGTAATAAAGTATTTGCACAAATATATATGCAAATACAAGGTGGTAATAATCAAAATACTTCATTGTATATTGGTAATCTACCTTATCTTAATAATAGTACTACAAGCTATGAAGGTGGAGGATACCATACATATCAAGGGGGTTTCTTTACAAGTTCTGGTGCAAAAGATAATCACCCTTGGGTAATGTTAAATAATAACCAAGTAATTTTTCATAGAACTGATACCGGTCAACAAGTAAATGCAACAGATACAAATACTGCAAGCAAATATCTTATTTTTCATGTTATATATATCACCGCATAACATAGTAGACCGAGCTACGTCTTAAAACTAAGCCTTTACTAAACACTATTATGGCATTAACAAAAGTATCAACAGATGGTGTCAAAGATGATGCCATAACATCAGGTAAAATCCCTGCAAACGCAGTGGGAGCTAGTGAACTGGCAGACAACGCAGTTGACACTAATGCCATAGCAAACAACGCTGTGACCGCAGGTAAGACAAGCGGAGTGCAGACAACAATAAACAACAACGCAGATAACAGAGTTATTACTGGCTCTGGTACTGCTAATACTTTAAATGGTGAGTCAGACGTAGCTATAGATGGTAGTGACAGGTTGCTTGTAGGAAGCGGCTCTGTTAGTAATCCACAATCCAATCACGGAGGTCTTGATGTTTCGTCTGGAAAATTATCCATTGTATATGGTGGAACGGCTGCTACTGGAAATGGTGAGACAAGAGTTAATTCAAGCATACAGGAAGCAAGATTAGCTACACCACATTACAATCTTTCTGAAGAACCATTTACTAACATTGCTGCTTTTTCCAAATCATCTGAAAATGAACTTAACATAGGCGGTGGAACAGGTCTTGGTAATAATGCAACTGAAATTAATTTTCACGTTGCAGCTAACACAACTACAACAGGTGCTAATCAAAAATGGCAAATAGCTAGTGATGCAGATTTTATTGGAACAAGCCCTGCTGTTATTCATAGTGGATCATCTGCTGGAAGTTTAACTTTATATGGCGGTGCTACTAATCATGGTGGAGAAATAACTTTAAATGGTGGTAATTCTACTGCGGATATAGTATTTAAAGCTGAGGGTAGTACAGCTAGTCCAGCCGAACGTGCACGTATTCTTGCTAGTGGAGGTATAACCTTTAACGGAGACACCGCAACAGCCAACGCTCTTGACGACTATGAAGAAGGAACTTGGACACCTGTTTATCAGAGTGGGGGAGGATCTTTAACAGTAAATGCTTACAGTATTCAAGAAGGCAGATATACAAAAATAGGAAATATGGTTTATGTTGAGGGTGGAATACGAGCTAATGTAACAAATAATTCAACTGGTTCTTGGGATATAGGTGGACTTCCATTCACCGCAGTAAACGACACAAATAGTTCGGGAATAATTCATTGCAAAGAACAATCTTCTTGGACTGTTGCTCCGCATCATTTTAGTGTTATGGCGAACAATCAAACAGCAAGAGCAAGAGGAGGTATTGATGTTGGTGATGCCTCTTATGCAGGTCTTAGTACTACTGCTTTTAATACTGGTAGCACAAATAACAATAGAGTATTTTTTGCTGGTGCGTATAGAGCAGCATAGACCGAGCTACGTCTATAAACTAAGCCTAAACCTGTTTTAATCGGAGATTAATCCTAATGGCACTTACAGAGTCAATCGAATACGACAAAATAGAAGTTGTCGGTTTATACAAAGCGGTGCAAGTCCGTAAAGCAACAGTCATTACAAAAGATGGTACAGAACTCACAAGGAGTTTTGAAAGATATGTACTACATTCTGGAAAATTAGATGCTTCTGACAACCTAGTAGACACTGATTTATCAGGAGAACCAGCAGAAGTGTCAGCAATTTGTAACGCTGTGTGGACTTCTGACGTTAAAGCTGCGTGGAAAGCTAAACTAATAGCAGATAAATCTGCAACACCATAATGGCAAAACCTACCCTTGAAGAACTGCAAGCAGAGTTGCAAGATATTGTTAACAAACACAACCAAGCACAGGAAGTTGTCAAGCAATGTCAAACAAGGTTTACTGAATTAACAGCTATCATTAAAGATAGAACTACCCCTGAGTCTGATGCTTAAAGGAAATCAAAAGAAAATTGATGCTGATGGTGATAAAAAAATCACCAAAAAAGATTTCTTGCTTATTGCTGCTAGGAAGAAAAAAATGAAGAAGAATGGAAATAAATCTGCCTGATTTACCAGATACAGATACTATTCTCGTTCCACCTAGAACAATTTTTTATCCACCGATAGTGGAAGAACCTTATCTAGATCCTCTACTTCTTCCAAGTCTGGAACAGGTAGAGTCGGGTTTGGGAGGTCAGGGATCTTC